TCTAAGAACCTATAGAACGATAACTAGCTATGATGAGATAAATTGGGATAATGAAATTGTCTGTCCAGAAAGTTATTTAAAATCAGTTAATTGCAAATCATGCGGGCTATGTCGGGGAAGTAAAAACAGCAAAGCAAAATCAATTGCAATCCCAATTATTCCAAGAACAAAAAAGAATTACTTAAATAATATCAATAATTTAGCTAGTAGAGGAGTATAAAAAATGCTTCACTTTTACGCTATTATTGGCTTTGTTTGTTTTTGGCTGTTTGTGCTTGATTTTATTAAGTAAATTAAATCAATATATTTTTTTATTGATTTATTTCTTAGATAAACTAGTATTGACTTGTGCATGGAAGCACAACGGGCAAGCTACGCTTAATTTTTATACTCTTATAAAGGAAATCAAAATGCAGGATAATACCAAAATCAGACTAGACATAGGTCAATTCGCATCAAGAAAACAACAGGATATTTTGATACAAGCAGGATTGACCCATCCAGAAGCACTGGAGTTTAGAATTTGTGTGGGTATTGGAGAAGATTATGTGGAGGGTCTTTTCGAGGATCATAAAGGAGATTATACTTGGGTCAATTTAGGTTCTGAATTCTATCATTAACTTTTCTAACAAAGCCAAGCAACATTTACTTGGCTTTTTTTTGTCTTTTTATCTAGTTGATACTGCATTCAAACCTAATTTTCTATTGAATGCAGTACAAAACAGATAAATAGTTATTTTGTTTTGTATATTTTTTAAATCCTATTAAAGGAAATCAAAATGCTAGTAAGAAACTCAAAGGGTCAGTTTGTGAAAAAAGAAGTTGCTGCACCAAAAATGATTGATATTTTGAGCCAG